CGACCGAATTTAGGAGGGGGTACTACGTTAAAAATATTTTTGAATTGCGATTATCCGCGACTGATTTTTATTTTGCGGGGTCATTTTGTTTTCTTAAAAAGACTTGAAATTTTTTCGCAAGCATTTTCTATTCCCCCTTTGTACAAGCATTCCCACCCTGCCTGATATTTTATTTGTTTCACTTTATTATTGACAACTTAATATGAGTAGTTATTTATGGGGGCATTAAGAGAAGCAGACTGTTTCATTTTGATAGGATATGAAAACCAGAAGGAGATATTATGGCGAGGGAAGATGGGTTAGATGATGGGGCTGTTGAGAAAGGATTGGTATTAAAGACGGCAGACCAGATGATGGAGATGATGGAGACAGAAGTCTTAACACAAGATGCGTTAAACAAATATCCAGACTTGGAAGGACTTTGCCCTAGAGATTTATTGATTGTATTGGCAGTGGCACACGGATTTAGTTATCAATCGATAGCGAAAGCAACTGGAAGCAGTAAGGCTACGGTCTGGAGGGTACACAAGAGGATTGATCCGACTGGAAAATACCGATTGAGTGAAGATAGTCAGAAGGCTTTTATAAAGAAGAGGGCGCAAGCGAAGGTAAGTGAGGCGTTGAGTACGATTCAGCTGGAGGATATGAAGGACTTGAACCCGTTACAGGCGGCGAGAGTTGCCAAAACATTAGCTGAAATTGCTTCGATGCAGGACAAAAAGAACCCAAGTCACTTCGGGGAGATGCAAGGAATCAAAAGCATTAGCATTGAGTTCGCTGGGGAAGGGGAAGATATGGCTACGGCTGAGGTTATTGAGGAGGAGGATTACTAATGAGCATAAAACTCAAAGTAAAACCGTTACCGCCTCCACCAAAACTCAGGTTCCTTTATGACAAGGACGTGATGGATGATTTAGTATACATTATTCTGAAGGGAGGACGTGGGGGTGGCAAGACCGAAACGCTCGCTCAGTATTTTGTACTCAATGCTCTGCACGACTCAAGCGATATTCTCTGTTTGCGGGAAGTGCAAAACACAATTGAACAGTCGGTGTATAAAGTAATTGAATCATGGATTGACCAATTAGAATTAAGAAAATACTTTCATATTACTGAGAAGAAAATAATTTGTACCCTCAGTGGCGCAGAATTTACCTTCCTCGGCATGACTGGACGGAACAAAGTGGACAATATTAAGTCCCTTCATGGCATAAAATACGTCTGGTACGAGGAAGCACACCTCGCAACCAAGGATAATTTGAACACTTTACTGCCTACTATTCGCGTTCGAGGGCTAAAATTCTTCTTCTCTTTGAACGAAAAGACGGAGAAAGACGCTGTAATTGAGGTGGTTAGTAAGTATAAACACTGCAAAATTGTACATATTAACTACACGGATAACCCTCATTGCCCTCAAGAATTGATTACTCTAGCTGAAGAGTGTAAGAGAATTAACGAAGACGATTACAAACACATCTGGCTGGGAAAACCTGTTACGGATAAGACAAGGCAGACCGTGCTTCCTATGAAACTGCTCAAGCTTTGCGTCGATGCGCACTCGAAGCTAGGAAATTCAGATGGTCACTCGTATGCTGGGCTTGACTTGGCTAGTGGAGAATTGAAGTCGAATGACAAGAACGCACTGAGTGTAATCAGCGGGTGCGTGGTGAGATATTCAAGCGACTGGCAGAGCGGGAACCTAGATATGGTGGCTCGGAAGGTTGCGGATACAGCGGGGGGTATGAATGTTGTACGATTGTATTATGATGCGGTCGGTGTTGGGGGGTTCGCTGGAAAACAACTCATGGCTACCAACCCAGATTATTCGGTCGAACCTCTTATGGGGCAACAGGTTCCGTTCGGCAAGGATCGCCCGTACATGAAGCTGAGAAAGGGAAAAATTACAAACAGAATGTTCTTCCGTAACCTGAAGTCTCAGCTCTGGTGGAACCTTCGTCTTCGGGCTGAGAACACCGCGAGAATGCTGAACGGATTCCCTTCAACAAGAAAAGAATATTACCTTTCTTTCGATTCTGGTATTGACAATTTACAAGGATTACTAGATGAATTAGCTCAAGCAACTTGGATAGAAGATTCTTCTGGTAGAATCCAAATAAATAAAAGTCCAGGCGATTATGAGGTAGTTCAGGATGGAAAGAAAGTAAAAATGAGATCACCAAACAGAGCCGATAGTGTCAACCTAGCTTTCGCACGTTCAATACAGCGTGGGCTAAAAGCAAATATGTAGGTGTATATGAAATTGCTAACCAAACGAAATGTAAAAAAACTACGAAAGAAAGATTTGGTAAAAATTGCTGACGCATTGAATGCAGTCGATAACGCATTCCCTAATTCTGGACTGAATGTGTACCAGCAACGCATGATGCAGATGGGCGGTGGGGTAAGAAACCCTTTGTCTGGTGCAGGTGGGATGACCGACAAGTCTCAGTTCTTTGACTTCATTCCAATCTGGTTGAATGATCGAGCTTATATCGAACGGGTATGCGCTCAGTCTTGGCTGGCTGAAAGATTTATCGAACTACCTGTGGACGATATGTTTGCAAAACCAAGAAAGTTTTCAAACGATGTGTTCAGAGCGGAGTGTGATCGAGTGGAATTGGACAGAAGTATTTCAGATGCCTTCAAGCTAGGTCGGCAGTACGGTACTGCGCTGATGTGGGTCGTAACAAAAGAAGCAAACCAAGCGACACCCCTGAATCTGGACAGTGTGAGGCGCGGAGATCTTGTCAATATTATCGTGATTGATCGAAACGATTGCTGGGTGAAGACCAGAAATACCTCAGTGACCAGCCCAAATTTTAACAAACCAGAAATTTATACAATCCGTGTGGACGATATCGGTACTATTGACGTTCACTATACGCGGATAAAAAGATTCGACGGAATAAAACAGCGGTCAATAAATAAGTGGCAGTCTTATGAACGGGACTGGGGAGTTTCAAAACTCGTGCCTGTGATGATGGATATCTTCAATGATTCATCAGTCGTTCAGGCAATTACTCACCTCGTACAGGAAGCATCCATACCCGTTCACAAAATCGACGGACTAAATGACATCCTTTGCAGGGGAAAACTGCCCGATGAACCAGATGTTGAGGACATTATGGCTCATATTAACATGAAGAAAGCTATTTATCACACCATGTTTATCGATGAGTCGGACAGTTTTGACAGAACTTCTGTGAATTTTACCAACATTCCAGACCTAATGGACAGGTTCCCAGAGCGATTTGCTATGGCTTCGGGCATTTCTGTCACAAGATTTCTTGGTAAATCAGCCTCTGGTCTCAATGCAACAGGGGAAGGAGACCAACGAAACGACTCAAAGAATGCACATATCCGCCAGATGCTAGAGCTTAAACCCATATATGACTGGGTTGATCCTATTATCAGCCGTTCGTGTGGGGCTGAAGTTCCTGAGTATACCTTCCCTCCTCTCTTTGAGCTTACTGAAAAAGAGTTGTCGGACATCGACCTGTCTCGGTCAAGAACCGCAAAGCTTATGGTGGATATCGGATCATGGAGTCCGCTCGATGCAAAGGAATATCTCGAAGACGGTACTCATCCGACTGGAGAATTGTCGGAAGATGCTAGTCGCGCAACGACAGGGATAAGTACAGACCCAGAGGGAGACTCAAACAACTCTCTTATCAAGGAAGAGCCTGTCGCTGATAAAGTTTGAAGAAATTTTGAATTAGATGTTGACTAATAATTAAAACGGATATATTGCTACATCATGATTTTTGTGGATAAAATACATTTGGGAAAAAGAATCACGGACGAGAATGGATTCGTTAGTGTGCCTGCTGTCATCACGCGAGTCGGTGTTCAGCAATACGGTGTCGAGGAATTACGCAACGACCCAACACTAGCACCGCACTTGGACGGAAAGTCTGGACTGGTGAATGTATTCCGCCCGCCCGATGTCGTATTTAATCCGCTGACTATGGACTCGTTTAAAAATATTCCAGTAACGGTTCAGCACCCAAACGGATTTGTGAACACCTCGTCGGCTAAGTATCTGGTTGTCGGTCACGTCGGTGATGACGTAGTAAAAATGGATACCGAACGATTAGGAACAACAATCCATCTTCACGATGAAGAAGGCATCTCTGTGTCAAAGGGTTCACAAACATCCGCTGGTTATAAATGTGATATCATTCACGAATCTGGTGAACACGAAGGTGTTAAGTACGAATTTAAATTTGATGGTGCAATGGTTGCGAACCATCTTGCGTTGGTTCCCGCCGCACGGTGTGGCGATGACTGCAAAGTGTTAGATAATGAGGAGAAAGAAATGGACGAAAAAGGTATTAAGAAACTCGTTTCGGACACGGTGAGTTCCGTTGTCGAAGATAAGTTGTCCAAGTTGAAGGACACCGTAGCTCAAGCAGTTACTGATGCTGTGAAGGTACAAGCTGAGGAAGCTAAGAAATTGGCTGACGCAGAAAAACTCAAGCAAGATAAGGCTGATGAAGCCAAGAAACTTGCTGAGGCAGAGGCAGAAAAAGGCAAGAAGACCGATGCAGTTCGCATTGCGCTTCACGCAAAATTACTTCCTATTCTGGACAAAGAATATGATGCGAGCAAAACGGACAAAGAACTTTTGGGCTTGGCTCTGAAGGACACTGTCAAAGATGCTGACAAGAAATCAACAGAGTATCTGGCTGATAAGCTTGACGAACTGATCGAAACACGTAAGGATGCAATCAACTTTTCCGATGCGGAACTTGGTGATGCTCCAGAAATTGTAATGGCAACACGTCGATAAGGAGGACACAATGTCTATTCAAGATAACTACACACAAAACTATGAGCGGGGATTTATCGGGCAACGTATGCGAGTAAATGCTCCTTGGGATGCCGACGCTGTTGTGATTGAAAGCGCAACTTTGAAGATTGGTGATGCGTTTAAATTCGACGCGAACGGACGAGCTATTGCTTGTGCGGGAGTTGATACGGACTTCGAGGGCATTCTTATGTACTCGCCTAACCGACTCAACACAGTTGACAACAAGACCATTGGTGTCTTCGAGGTCGGCAAAAAAGTCGAGTACATGAAGGAAGGTTATATCCTTGGTGTAGCAAGCGGTGATCTGAAAAAAGGCGACAAGCTTTTATGGGATGCCACATCCAGTGGTTGGAAATTGGCTGGTACTGCAACGCCAGTACATCCAGCATTTGCAGTCGAGGATGCGGATAGTGGTTCAATGTTAATCGTACAAATCGCCCCTCGCGTGGCTTAAAGGAGAGAATTGAAATGAAAAAGAATATATTCGGAAAGCGGTGGTTTGATTACCAATTCTTGAAGCAACAGCTACACGGCAAAGGGTTCACCGATGCACAGGTTGTTGGCTCGTTGACAAAGGCTGGATTCGCAAAAGAACTCTGGGAGTTTGATGCGCAACGACTGAAGGCATTCACTGGCAAGTCTCGCAAGGACGCTGAGGCAAGTGGCTATGGTCTTATCCTCAACAACATGGAGGCAATGACGGCAGAGATCGAAGAGATCTATTATGGTCAATTCAAACTTGATCGCTTCATTCCTCTCGGACACTCTGTACCTGAAGGCGCACAAACCTTCGGCGTTCGTGTGATTGACCGACAAGGTAAAGCTGGATTCATCAACAAAGATGGAACCAACGTAAATACCGCGTCTGCATCCATGAGCAAAATCGTGTTCAGCGTTGAGTATGCTGGTATTATGCCTACTTGGAACCGTCAAGAACTTGCAGAAGTAATCTTCACAGGCGTTAGTCTTTCAGCTGAAACACTGACATCTGCAACAGAAGCTTGCTTCCAGCACATTCAAGACGTTGGTTTCCTTGGTGATTCTGATGTTGGATTCACTGGTCTTCTTACAGACACAAACATTCCGACCTATGGCGGTACTGTTCCTGTCTTCGAGTCCAGCACTCCTACTCAAATCATCGGGTTCTTGAACAAGTTGGTCGGCACTATCGGTACTTCTACCGATGACATCTTGTTTGAGCAGTTCGGAACAACTGAGTTGGTCATTGCATTGCCACCTTCTGCAATGAACTACATCTCCACCACTCCATTTGGTGAAGAGTCTTCTGGTCGCACAATCCTTTCGTGGTTCATGATGAACAACCTTTGGACTGGACGTACTGGACAAACAGTTCGGTTCGAGGCAGACAAGCGTCTCACGACCGCTGGTACGAACGGACGAATTATCGTTTATCCGTTCAACCCTCGTGTACTCACGATGGAAATTCCAATTATGCCTCGCGTAATCAACGTGTTTGATCGTGGTTACACCACCGAAGCACCAATGGAATACTCCATGAGTCCTGTGATTCTGAAGCGTCCTAAGATGATTCTGAATGCGGACGGTGTGTTGGCGTAAACGAACTTAGGGAACCTTGGCAGGTTTTTTTTCCAATCCTTTTGGTTACTGCCATTGTTCCCGACTAACTATAAGAGGATAATGCTATGAGTAAATGGGTTAATAATGGAGCAAGTCCATTAGCTTTTGAAAATAATATCGTTGAAGTTGGCGAAGTATTTGTTGCCGACGAAGACCGCATTAACAAAGTGTTGATTGAAAACAAAACTGTTGTTGCTTATTCTGAACCTGATGCGGATACAGCGGAAGAAAAAGCGGAAGAAGAAGCGGAAAAGGTATTGGCGGAAGCCAGTGCTAAGGCTGAAGAAGAAAAGGAATTAGCTGAAGCTCAAGCTAAAGCTGAGGAAGAAAAGGCTGAAGCGGAAGCGAAGGCTAAGGCTGAGGAAGAAAAGGCTGAAGAAGAAAAGGCTGAAGAAGAAAAGGCGCAAGCGGAAGCGCAGGCATTGGCTGAAGCTCAGGCGGAAGAAGAAGCCAAGGCTAAACAAGAAGCCGAGGCTAAAGAAGAAGCCAAGGCAAAGAAATCGTCAACCAAAAAGAAGTAATGTGTTATGGATATTACCGTAGTAAGATTTCTGGAGATATACCCAGAGTTTGATAGTGTAGAGAATAGCGATATTCAATATGCTATCGAGCTTGCTATGGAAGTTCATCGGTGTTCAGCGAATGCAGTTTATGCACTCGTTGCTCACCTCATTGCTTTGTCTGCTATGGAAGGGACGGGTGGTGACGAGCCATCTGGATCGGTAGTTCAGACGGTGAAAAAGTCTAGGGTAGGAAGAATCTCTACAGAGTATTTTTCGATGTTTAGCGATAAGCACCCAGAGAATTCTTACTACGAAACAACCCCATACGGGCGAAGGTTTTTAATGCTTCAGCAGTCTGCTTTGAAGAAGCTTGCGACACGGGTGGTGTAGCATGGCGAGACGAGGAGTCAGATTACAAGTTAAGGTTACTCAGAAAGGGAACTCAAGCCTGAAGACCGTTGTTGCAAACGTTGCACTTGCCCAGAAGGACACGAAGAAAGTTGTTGGGTACGCGATTGGGTGGGATAATGATACTCGGTATGACAGAGAGCATACTGAGTCATCAGATCTTTTTATTGGGAGTGGTAAAAAGAAAACAGCGAAGAGACCAAGCAAGGCTAGCCACACCATCTTGGTTGGCAAAGTTGCTCGATATGTTCACGAAGGTTTTACAGCTGATGGACAAGTCGGTGGAGTGAGTGTGAAGGGGATTGAGGTTGAAGCCCGACCGTTCATGCACAATGCAAATAAAAATGCCACACGAGACATGACCGCGATTGCTCGGCGCAGATTATCGATGGCTCCTGATGAGCGGAAGTTTTTGCGCAAGAGTGATTATGGATTTATCGCTCGGTTCCACAGGCAACGCATCAAGGCTGAATTAAAAAATGGCAACGCCTACCACCCGAACTCTGAGGCTTGGCGCAAAAGAAAGCACCCACCTAAAGTGCCACTGATAAATACCACAAGGATGTGGAAGACAGTGAATTATAAAGTGCTAAGGTTTGCTGAAATGCGGAGGTTATACTTCTCATGAGTGGACTAATTACAGCAGGCTCCCCATTTAATCTGCCAGAATACAAGCAGGCATTTTCTTATAAGAACCCAGTCGGTTCCTACAACCCAACGAACGGGAAGTGGGAGGAAGTTTCTGGTGATGCCATCGTTGGCTCTGGCAGTGTTCAGCCAGTATCGAAGAGAGATCTTCACGATTTACTTTCTGTATCGTCGGACGGGAACAGAGTTTCGCGGGCAATAATTATTTTCACATCGGCAGATCTTATCGCTGATGCAGACCCAGACGGCAACGCCTCGATTGTTTTGTACAACGGAAGGATTTGGAGAGTGATTGATATCGAGGACTACTCCCCTCATGGTCACAAGGAGTGCATTGCTGTTGAGATGCGTGAGAAGTCGGTCGATGATTTCGGGTTCACATCCTCCGACCTTGGGTTCACGCGCGGGGGTGGTTTATGATCTCAGTTACACATGAAGAAGTGGTCGAGATAATCATCGCATGGGTAAAGCTTGCTGTGAAAGATAACTCGTTTCTGGTTATCCAAGGATTTCAAAACGGTCATAGCCCAGAAGTTCCGCACGGTGTTTTGTACATGACAAGTGATTCAACTACAGGGATGCTTGCACGGAAAGCGATTCAGGTATCAGCCGATGATATAGAGATTCATAACCATGGTGTTTGCGATCCAGAATTCAGGCTTCGCTTCATCGGGAATGGGTCGATCAGTAATGCCGACGCGGTTAAGTTTTTTACGAACACGCAGGAAAGCAGAAACTTTTTATTCTCCAAAGGTGTGTCCATAAGAACGCCGAAGGGGTGGAACTTTGTGCCTAAATTATTTGATGAGGGAAGTTTAAATACAACTGAGATAACTTTAGTGTTGCAATACTCAGTGGATTATGTTGAAACGGTTGGCGTGATTGAGAACGCGGAACTAATTATTAAAAACTAACGGAGGCTAATATGAGCTTACAAGTGTCGGATATTATTAAAATTCAAACGAGCATCTCACCTACGGGTTTGGTTCGTAGAGAGACGGGGCGGACGTTGTTCTTGACACGAGACACAACCATCCCTCAGACCGAACTTGTTCGAGTCTATTCAAACTTTTCTGGAGTCAAGGCTGACTTCGCGGAGGGTAGCGAACCTTACAACGCGGGCGAGATTTATTTCTCCCAACAGCCCATGCCAAAGAACTTTCTTGTCGGTCGGATTATTGACTCCGCAACGGCAGAAGAGTTCAGCACAATCACAAGCGCGATTGGTATCGACCTCACTGAACTCGTTCTTGTTGGTGATGGCTTCTTATCAATCCTCGTTCAGAAGATTGTTGGTGACGTTACTTCTTATGACACAATTGCAAACTCTTCGGTAATGGACTTCACTGGCTCGTCTACCGTTCAGGACATCGCAACTGTTATCAGTAGCCATCCAGACTTCTCGGATTTCAACGTAATTGTTGATGGCGACAAGATCAAGCTTGAAGCCGTTCTCCTCTCTGGGGAAACCAGCCGAAACATTATCGATGTTACTGGTGTCGGAACATCTGGAACGAATATCGACGGTATGTTGCGCATGAACTCTGCCTACCATCCTCCCAAAACTCCTTACATCCCAGCATCTTCTGGCAATGTTAAGGACGGACTTGACAAGATCAAGGCGGCAAACGCGAGCTTCACCTTTGTGTGTGAAGAATCCGCAATGGTGGATACGCAGGATGTGATCGACATCTCCGAGTGGTGCAAAGCTGAGCGCGTTTATATTCATGCCTGCTACTCGAATGATCCAAACTGCAAAAGTAATCTTGGCTTCCCGATGACCAAATTCGGTACGATCAGAGACCAAGAAAACGACAACAGCTTCGGAACTTATTCTGAGTATGCCGACTATAAGCACGTAAGTATTGCAAGTCGTTTAAGCTCAGTGAACTTCCGAGCGAACAACAGCTTAATCAACGCGATGTTTAAGACCCTGCCAATGACTGCGCCTGACGACCTCTCTTTCACAGAGGCTGACTCGATGCACAAACACAGAGTAAACTTCTACAGCCGTCGTTCTGGCATCGCCATGTACGAAGAAGGCAAGACGTTTAATCCGAACTACTGGATCGATACCAAGTATTGGCTCATCTGGTTCGAGAACGCCTGCTTGACCGCGCTGTTTAACGTGCTGTACCGCTCGAAGAAGGTTCCTCAAACAAGTGGCGGTGTCGCTTTGTTGGAAACTGCCCTGCGCTCTGTCTGCGACGAAGGTGTTCGCAATGGTGGAATCGCACCGAACAAAGTTTCTGCCGAAACCACAGCTGATATTCAGCAGACCACAGGCGGAGACTTCGACGGATACCTGACCACTGGATACTTGGTGTACGGTGAGCCTATTGAATCTCAGTCGCAGGATGTGAGAAATACTCGCATTGCTCCACCCATTCATATTTGGTTGAAAGGTGCTGGCGCAATCAACGGAATCGAACTCAGCGTTTTGTTTGAACAATAAGGAGATAGAAAGATGATTGATATTGATATAATGCAAGTGGATGTTCTTCTGGTTTTAGACAACCTTCCCTTTGTTGTTAGTGCATGGAGTGAGGATTCGGACTGCTTGTCTCTTCCTGATGCCGTTGAATTAGCTAACACCAAAAAAGGTGCAACTGGAATTATGTGTGCATCAAGCACTGGTGAGCAAGGTGGACCTGTTTCTATCAAGGTTCTTCCGAACTCACCGCTGGTTGACAGAATGTATGCGTACATTGTTCTTCATAAGAACAGCAACATCTCGTTCCCTGTACACCTAACTATCACCAATAAGAAGACTGGAGATACGCAGGTATGCACGAACGGTGTGCTTACAAAAGCACCAGAAGGCGTGACGTATGGAAAGGGCGAGGCTAGTAATATGACCTACGAATTTGAGTTCGAGAGAATTATTACCGTATCGCTTCTGAAGCGTAACAGCTTCCTTGCCACTATAACTGGCGGGCTTGCTGGCGGAAGTTAGTAGTTGAATGAAAGTAAAATCAAAAGGATGAAATTATGAATGACTTAGGACTGAATGCAATTGAAATGGGTTTGACCAATCCTGACTTTGAGATAAGCGGATGCGAGTTTCATGTAGCAAAGCTGAAAGGATTACAGGGCTTTCGCGTGTTTGAAAAAATACGTGTGGCTCTTGGTCGGGCGCACGAGTCGGTTACGTTTGAGAGTGATAGCAAGGAAGATGTTGCAAAGGCAATGATAAGCGTTGTGACAAAATTACAAGCCGATGATGTGGAGGCGGTCTTTCGTGACCTGATGCCGTGCATCGATGTGAAGCTACCAAATTCAGATGTTATGAATCCGTACTCAAAGATGACTGGCGTTATTTACGAGATCATTGATCCGCTGGATATCTACGAGATTATCGTAAGGGCGGTGGCTGTAAATTTTATGGAATCTTTTCTAAGGGTTCTGAGCCGAGCTGGGTTAAAGAAGCCAGAGCAAGAGACTGCGGATATAAAACAGTAACCACTTGGTCTCTCCCGTCTGTGTTTTCAATACCGATTCTGGCGGGACTTGCTAGGTATTCAGATATTTATGAGTTGACTTTTGAGGACTTCATAGTTATGAACGAGATACTCATTGTTAAATACGAGAATGAGCATAGGGCGCAAAAACACGCCGAACGATCTGCAAAGAAAAGATAGGAGAATTTTATGATTGTTGACGATCTAGTAACGATTTACAGACACAAAATTGTTGGTGCTGATCTCGTAAAATCTGAGATGACTTCAATCGAAAAAAGATCCTTGTCCATGCAGAGAGCCATTGGTTACTCTGCTTTGATGGCAGGCATGGGGTTCGTGTTTGCAACAAAGAAGTCTGCCGACCTTGAGCAGTCGATCATTGGTACAGCGACTCAGGCTGAGATATCGACTGAGAAGATGTGGGAATATTACTCATCGATATTGAGCGTCGGAAAATCTTATGGTGTTGCTGGCAAGGATATGATGAAGGGTTTCTCTCATATCGTCGAGCTGACTGGCGACGCTGTTTATGGCATGAAGCAATTGGAGACAATGGCTAAGATGATCCGTGGTGGCAGGATGGCTCCGAAAGATGCAGGCGGACTTCTTGTTGCATACCGAGACCTAGGTAAAGGTAAGTATGATGCCAAGCAAATTCTGAAGATGGTAAACGAGGCTACGTATATCGCGAAGAAAGGTGCTATTTCAGTTGGCAACCTTGCTGATATGCTTCCAAGAGCCTTGGCGATTACAATGAACTCTGGCGAAACGGATCTGATGCGCGGTAACAGGGAGACCGTTGCTTCGCTTGAGATGATTGACCGCCTTGTTCGCGCACCAAAGAAAGCTGTGGTTGCGTATGAGAACATGGTAGCCGACATATCCAAGGGGGACAAGCTAGATGCGTTCAATCTGGAACACGGCACGGACATCAAGAAGAACGAAGGCGTTCTGAATATCATGGAGAAAATGGTAACGGCATTGGCTAAGGCAAAAGATCTTGGCGGGATGGCTGAGCTAATGGGGTTGAAAAAGGATGATATGAGGGGGATAAACCAACTCGGTCAATTCATGGAGGTCTATGGTCGGCGCGGGTCGCGTGGTGCTGTTGGTGTGGGTAGCAACCTATCGTATGCTAGACAAATTATCGAGGAAGCTAAACTTGCGGGTGATGTCATTACTGACGACACGGAGCAGTGGTCGGGTAGTGCGACTGTTGCATTGGCAAAGCTTGCAACAACCTTTGAAGAGGTAACGAAAAAGATTACCGAAAGCGGTGGGCTTGCATCGGCGATAAAAACGCTGAACAAAATCTTTGAATCACTTATATGGTATCTGGGAGACATTCCTAAGTGGTTAGTAAACGTGATACTTTTTGTAGCGTTTATGAAAACCGTAGTGCTGAGACTTGCCTTCGTTCTGCTCGATATGCTGTTGCCGACATTCGCTACACTGCTAGTGTTGGCGAAGGAAAGTATTATTGAGTTCGGTCTCGTGACGGGGGTTACAAAGATATGGACTCTTGCGGTGTATGAACTTAACAGAGCAATGATGGCGAACCCGATATTGTTTTGGGCTACTGTTATACTAATGATTCTTCCGCTGATAATAAAGCTGTATCACTGGCTAGCAAAATTGTTTGGTTGGGGTGGCAAGAAAACTATTGATGTAAACAAAACAGAAACGTCTAATGTTGCTGGTCTAAACCCAGAAAAATTCACAGCACCAAATGGTGGTGGGTTTAGTGGCAGACAAGTAAACATTGCTACCAATGTAAATATTGACAATGTATCGAATGAAGGTCATGTTGATGATATTGCAGAGGCAATAGAAAGGAACAATAGAGTTGCATATAAATTGGCATAATTATGAAGGACAAATATTCTATACTAATAAGCAAGGAGCAATCGGTAAACGCTGGTGGAACAAGTTTTCCTGCACAAGAACCTATCGACCTTTTTGCGAAAGGATTTGTGGATATAGCAGAATCATTTACTCACACCCTGAAGAGTAAGATAACGAGCGTTCCAATAGAGGACGGGTTTTCAATTTCTGACAACATTGTGGATGAACCAGTGGTGTTAAAAATGGTACTGCTTACTGGTGATTTGCACAGAAAAAGAGTGTCGGGCTGGTTTGATTTTGAGAGCAGTGAAGCATTTTTTGATTACAAAGTTGCAGGGCTTACTGGTTTTGCTGGTGAGGGGGTCGGTGATGTCACACAAGAATTGATAGAACACTTAACGAACGATACAGTGGAATTAAAAAAACCTGAAGATGGGTTTGAGCAACTCACGAAACTAAAACGGGACAGAACTCTTCTAAGTGTGACTGGTGTATTCGGGCATTACGAAAATATGCTGATAGAAAAACTTGTTATCGATGAGAGTGCAGATACAGGATTAAGTCTACGAGCTGTTGTAACGATGAAGCAAATTAGGTATGCTAAAAAAGCTAAGTACATAGACGCAGGCGTTCGCGTTGTTACTGCAAAGAAAGCTTGGGAACTGTTGATGAAACTTGTCAATGAAAAACAAGCAGCGTATTTAAAGAGAGTGATCGCAGAGCAGAGGAAAGCCGCTTACCTATTGAAGCAGGATGTCAAGAAAGTGAGTGTTATGGATATTTACATGGCGCATCCGTGGGGATCATAGTATGACTACCAGAATAGAAGTAAATAATTATCCAAAAACAGAATACGAAGTTACTCTTGATAACGTGACGTATACCATAACCATTTCTTATATGCCATTTAACGAAACAACCAGTTGGTTCTTTTCGTTGAGTATCGATGACGAGGTTATTACATCGGGGCGCAGGATAAAAAGCGGAGTTCCTCTCGTTCCAGCTACGCTTATAAAAGGAAACTTTTATGCGTTTCCTCTTTCTTCGCCCGTTGATTTAGGTGATGAGCCTTGGGGTCAAACACATTTCTTGGGGTACGTACATGACCAATAGATTTATACAACTTACATTCTTTAGGCAGACAACAAAGATTCAGAATCTCGGTCAACTGATGGAGAGCATCATAGTGCCAGAATCAAAAGGCATTGTTCAGGGAGCTGATTACTTGACGCTTTCATCTGATTTAAAGGTGACGTTTAAAATCGACAGTATTGACAAGGGGTGGAAGGGAACTATTAAGATTTTCAATCTATCCACCGAATCATCAGAGTTTATTTTGTCATCGGATTATGGCAAAAATCTAATGAGGGTATATGTTGATGCAGGATATACCGATAATCACGGAGCAATCGCAAGCTTATTTGTGAAAGGCGTTCTGCAATACAGAGAAGATGGTAGCTTTATTACAGAGGTTCTTGTTGTGGGAAGGCAGAACCAGCTTAATCAGAAGTCGTCGATGTCTTTTTCTGGAATAGAAACGGCATTTAATATAGTAGCTGGAGTATTAGACGATGCGTTTATTCCTTGGGTAGATGATGTTTCACCTTACATTAACAAATTTGGCGTACTAGAAAACATAAACAAGTGGACTGCAAAAGATTATGCAATAGGAAACCTAGAAGGAATTGTGAATTTAAAAAATGATGGATACGCATATACTGGTACTGTGAAATCTGTACTTGATAAGTATGTAAGAAGGATTTTGTTTCCTGTTCCATCAGTAAGAGCGTCTGTGGATAAGGACAAACCATATCGCAGAGGTATAAGTTGGAGACCATGTACTTATTACGAGGATAACAATGGGGTAATTCATATCACCGTTCCAGAAGAATTACAAAAGGAAGTAGAAGGTGAAGTATTTGTTTCAGCAGACACTGGGTTAATCGAGGTTCCGCGCCCGTCGCTTTATGTGCCAAGAAAGAAGAGCCATAAGAAAAAGAAGAAGCTGGAAATAAAGCATACACTTACTCCGCATATAAAACTAGGTACATGGATTCATTTAAAACTATCAAGTGCGCCCTCTAAATTTAAAGACGGCGGAAAGTATCTTGTAACTGGAGTTCGTTATAGTGGTAATAATTATGACGGACAGCATACTGTTTCAATCGAGGTAAAACAATGACTGAACCAAGGTCGCTAGGAGAATTCGTAGAATATTTGATTGATGAATCTGTTGAGGATATCTGGACTTCAATGCCAGCCGAAGTAATTTCAGTGAATGGTAACACAGTAAGCGTGAGAGTACTCCCTCTTCCGTTCAATGAGGATGGCGGGCTTACCGAGTACCCAGTAATTGATAACGTCCGCGTTGCCATGCCGTGCGGGGGCGGGTATGGTTTGTGCCTGAATATATCAGTTGGAGAAAAAGTACTTCTTGTTTTCTGCACAAAAGGTATCGGGATGTTTATGAATAACTTTGATATGGAACTAGAGGATGGAGGACTGCACGATCTTCATTCCGCAATTGCCATACCATCTCTTCGCATGGCAGATGAATTCTCTCCAGACGGAATATCATTGAGAAAGCTTGACGGCACAGTGTCTATTGATTTAGATTCCACATCAGTAAAAATAAAAACTCCGACAAACAGCTTCGAGATGAAGGATGGAGGCGAAACTTTAATAGGAACGGAAGGAGCAAAGTGTGACTCGACAGGAGATTTTATAACAGCACTTGGGACATCTCTTGATAACCACAACCATTATTAACGATATGAAAACACTCATGACAGATAAAGGCGATGTTGCACTGGACTCAAGGGGAAACCTTGCGTTCCTTGATGATCTGCAATCCTTATCTAAACGTGTCGGGCAGAGGATGAGATTGATAAGAGGGGAATGGCTCCTCGATCTTACCATTGGGCTTCCATACTTCGACACACAATTTAATATGAACGGAAACGTTGACGAAGCAATGCTCGTGTTAAACAGAGAAGTGTTGAGTTTTGAAGAGGTGACAGCAATAAGAGCTTCCAACGGATTCATAAATAGGCACACACGAAAGTTCTCTTACGCCATGATAGTAGATACGGTGTACGGACGGATGGAGGTAAGCAATGGCTGAGATTACGGATACTGGCATTAAAGAGAAAACTTATACTGAATACCTCACTGAGATTCAGAAAGAATGGAAGGCTGTTTTTGGAGAAGACCTTGCCTTCGATCCCGAAACACCACAGGGACAAGTCACTTCCCTTGAGGCACTCGAACTTGTATCAGCAGAATCTGCTATACTAAACATCGGTCGCTCGATGGACGTGCTTCAATGCAGTGGTCAGCAACTTGACGACTTGTTTAGTCTGTTGTCCGTGATCCGACGGAGTGCCACTAGGTCGTCCGTCTCCTGTACGCTTGGTGGAGATCATGGAACAATCATTCCAGCTGGAAGCATTGTTCAAATGGATAGCGGAACAAAGTTTCTTTTAAACGCGCAGGTTGTTATCGGTGTTTCTGGGGCAGAAGTTGCAGACTTTACCTGCGAAGAAGAAGGTAACATCGCCGTCCCAGCAGGATCTGTCACAAAGATTATTACTCCAGTTATCGGATGGAATACGGTCACAAATGTTTTCGCAGGAACAGCGGGAAAAGATGTTGAGAACGATGCCCAGTACACAGCGCGGTATTTCAACGAATTATTCTCCATGTCCAACTCGATGATGGAAAGTATCGAGTCTGCGATATATCGACAAGAAGGCGTTTCATCTTTGTCGTATAAAGAAAACGTGACGAATTCTGATAACAGTGACATGGATGGGGCATTCGTGCCTGCACATGGATTCACGTTTGCTGTTCAAGGTGGAGGTGCTGTTGACATTGCCAACGCAATACGCAGAACAAAAAGTGCTGGTTCCGATACAAGGCAAGATGTTCCGTGTACGCTTATCGGCATCAAAGATGTGGTCGTTCCGAAAGGAACCCGTGTGTCTGGCGTTGACGGAGCAATAACGTATACGTTTAGGCTCAAGGAAGATGCAAAGCTTACAACTCCAGTAAGTGGTGCAGATTACAAAGCCACTGGTCACTTCGAGTGCATCACCGATGGGCAACTTGATCTACCCGCTGGGGTTGTAGACACGATTGTTGATCCAGTTGTTGGGCTGAACTCGGTATCTAACGACGCGCAAATTAGATTTGTCTGCGTGATGATCGATGTATGGAACCAGAAGAATACATTTGTCACCCAGTCCATTCCGATAAACTTCCTTCGGGTTGAACCAGTTCCGTTGGAGATATTGATATCAACCTCCCCACACGCTGGGGTCTTCCCGCCCGACGGTAAGAAGCAAATCAAGGATAACATCATTGCGTACTTCGAGGGTTTTGAGTACGAGACACACGACTTTGAGTTTGATGGAATCAAGGTTGGAGAAGACGTATACAAAGCGCGATTGTATACTCCAGTAAATATGGTGAAAGGTCACAACATAATATCGATAACGATGCGAGTGAAAGGAACAACAACGGATTTAGAAATGACAGACCTGACCATGTATCAGTTGGCAACTATTGAGGAAGCCGACATAACAGTAATCTCTGCATAATCATGAGTGAAAGAAACAAATATATTATTTCCCAATACTATGAATCACCGCGACTTCGCGTGATGATCGAGTCCTTTAATGGGCTAGTGGAAAAAGAGATACTCCAATCTGCAATCAAGTTGGCTTCTTGCGGTGGTATCAGTGCAAAGGGATACTGGCTTGATCTACTTGGTAGGCGGTTCGGGTTCAACCGTCCATTGCTATTGAGCGTGGATTCGGTAAAGTATTTTGGATTGACTGGTGTTCCTCAAGGTGTTGTTTCTCACAAAGGAACATTTAGCCAAGCACCGTTTGTAAAATCAGATGACGACATTATATCAAACAGATACTATGCAAGTGATATGATTTACTCGAACTTGCTAAAGCTGTGGATTTCAAAAATGCAGTCCACCGCGACGGTTGATTCTATCAACCACATTTTGTCGAGCATATATCCGAATTCTTACACCATCGATAATCAGGACATGACGCTTGATTGCTATCTTAACATCAGCGGTGAGGAAGCATTTGATGCAGACTTTATTCTGGACAACGGATATATTCTTCCGCGTCCAGCTGGAGTTGCAATCAGGTTGCACACATTCAAATACTTCGGGTTTGACAATACAGGTGAAAAATTTGACAATGGGGCTTTTGGCTAGGAGGACATTATGGGACGCGATGAATTAGGTATTGATGTAGAAGTGTTTGCAAAGCACGGTAATCGGCTTGCTCTCCCTACGTATGACGAAGGTTACACTCAGGAATATGAGGGTAACACATTCCCTTCCAGACAAGGCTTGAACGACGTGCTTGCGAAAGTATCAGCAGTCGCGAAGGACGTAAACATTTTTGGAGCAATGCTCCCTTGGAATGACGGCATCTCGTACAAGATTGGTGCAACCGTCCAGAGAAGCGGTGTGTTCTTTGTTGCCATCAATGACAACATAAACTCAGACCCCGTTCTTTTCCCTGCGAACTGGACAACACTCTCTACGCTCCTCGGCATGAAGACCGACCGAGAATACATACCGTTCACATCTCACGAGGACTATCCAATATCAAGCGTGACAGCCAGTCATGCTTATAACATATCAAAGTTCAGAGGTAATGGACTTCGGCATGAAGACATCAGAGAGATCCACGTATTCTGCCGTGTGATTGATTGCAGAGACGCACGATACATTCATGCTAGTTTTCCAAATTCAGGTATGAAGTTAATCGCAAGAACTGGTAGCGGAAATAGTAAGGACAGAGCGCATGGAACAACAACTGCTGTGATCCCCGTGAACTCTGATACGACCACTCTTCACATGAGTATCTCTGGTGCGGCGTGGAATTTTCAGTACTTTATTTATGGAGCAGTACAAAGAAAGATTGGCATCTAGTATGCCGACACAAGGGAGAAGATTATGGCACGTAACCCATTAGGAATATTCAAAAAGATTTTTGCAAAGAACGGCGACAAGACCGAGTTCTATGAATTTGAAGAGGGATGGAACCCTGATTACAGCGACCCAACCACGGACAAGAGACCGCAACGGGTCGTGATGAATGACTTGTTTGCAAAGCTATTTGCACTCGGCGTTGACGTGAACTCCTATGGTGGAGGTCTGCCTTGGAACCAGAACATCGAGTATAAAACTGATGCTACCGTAACAGAAAACGGTATGCTCTACCTCGCGCTGAGAGATAACCTGAACAAACCGCCATCGGTAAGCAACCTTGACTGGGGAATGATTGCTCTTGAACACGTCGGTGCAACTCCAGCTGGTGGTTTTGAGGGTGGTATTTCTGCATTCGCTGGTGCTGGTGGAGCGATAGGAAAAAATGCTATCACTGACAGCGGTGGTGCAGTCGGTGAAGATGCTGTGTCTGCAAGTGGTGGTGCTATTGGTGAAGGTGCGAGCGCAACGAACGGATTTGCTGGGGGCTACAAGGCAAAGTCAACTGGCGATAAAGCCATTCAGCTTGGCACAGGAACAAACAGCGAAGACGGTACGCTCAAAGTTTTTGATACCGAGCTACTCAAAGCTGATGGAAAGATTCCGAATGAGCGAACGAAAGGAGTATCCTCATCAATTCTTACAGCAGACGGATCGGTTCTTAAAATCGAAAACGGACTGGTTACTTTCATGCAGAAAGAGGTTACGATTCCGCCGTTGCTTACACCTAATGGGTATCAGTATTTTATTGAGAACACAGGTCTCCGACTGATGGACAGGCTCGGATACGTTTGTGAGAAACCAGTCGTAACTAATGTGCCTTGCGTTCGCTTTGGCAATGGTGATGGACACGCGAAATTTAAGCCAACGTCTTTACAGATCTCACCGTTCAACAACTTCATACTCAAGGCTCGTCTTGTAAACACTGGTATCACAGGGCGAAACGATATCTTAACGCTAGACGCTGGAACTGTTGAAGTAAGTTTTTACATATCTGGCGATGAGAATATTGGTGCGCCTAACTCAAGCTCCACAATTTGTTTCAGATTATTTGATCCAGCATCTGGCGAAGAGATGACAGGAAAGGGAGCGATCCCAGATTCGTTCATCGACAAGATGATTACTGCCACCGTGAAGAAGACTGGTTCGGTGTGGGATTTTCTGGTTGAGGGCAACTCCTTACAGCACACCCAAGTAACCGATACTTGGAACAAAGCAGTGCCGATACCTGATAGCCCGATGTTGATCCTCAAGAACAGAGTCAACCCTATCACGATGAAGAATTTGTACATGAACCTCGGCGGGTACGAGGCTGAGTTTATGATGGAAGAAGGTGCAGGAGATGTGTTGTATAACCTTTATGACACTGGAGCAAATGCGTACCTTGAGTCTACAGAGACGAACGGTGTGGGAATAATGCGGTCTGCAAGAACAAATGACGCGATGAGCCACAATGCAAAGAATGGTTGCAGAAAGGTTTCAGGCACAGAATTTTCTGGTGTTTCAGACAACGAGTTCGTTTATATTCCAGCCGACAAAAATGGTGTGGCACAGGACTCATCGATGGTCGAGGTTATCCATCTTCATGTTATAACAACTGATGAGTGGTATGACCTAACCGCCGATGATGTTCCGTCTGGCATTTGGCATGGCGGGCGTATGTTGTACAACGAAGGTGGGCTTGGTGTAAGCATAAACTTCTGGAAAGGGCAGTGGTACATCGATGTCACCGCAATGGGTGATTCGTATTGTTTCCCAGTCGGGTCAAACGATGACAACCTCTATCCTCCAAAAGGAAACTTTGTTGTAACGGACAACTGCACAGGTAACAGTGTTGAGGTAGAGATTTCTTATGACTATCCCTCCATCAATGATGATGGAAATATTGTTGCACAAAACCTGACCTGTATGCCTGCCGTAATGCACAACGGAGCAAACTTCACCTTGACTCAGAAGCACTCAGCTTCACCGAAGCCACTTTGGTCTGTCTGGTATGATGAGTTCGGGAATGAGTTAGATCTTTCCCTTGATGATTTCAAACTCTTAACCAACGGGACAAAGGACACCGCGTCAAGATTCGATAAGATGGGAGCAGATAATGCCTGCCACCTGCTTGAGCAAATTGTTTACAAGCAAGGTGCAGTCGCATCGATGAATGATGTTCAACGGCAGGAAATGGTTTGGTACATGGGGTCTACTGACTGCGCTCCAAAGATACCAGTCACATAATTCATTGTGTCACTTGTGTGATTTAATACTTGCACAAGTGATGCACCAGACGTACATTCGTGAAAAACATGGAGAACAACAAAAATGATTATTGAAGAAATAACAGTAACAACAACACCGACACCATTGTATGACCTCCTTGCTGTAACTGGCAGGGATATGCCAAGCACTCCAACCGTATCCGCCTGTTCTTTGCGGGCGATAGATAGCGTTGTTATCATGGGATCAGACCCACTGAGTGTGAGACCAGTTGTATTTTGTGACCCAGCAAACGGTCAACCGTTTGAATCGCACATGACAATGAACCTTTACCAGACGCTTCTTTCTGTTGATTCGGGAACTGCAAAAGTTGGCGTTGTTATTTCTGACTAATGTTTAAAGAAACTTCATTCTCAAACAAGAAGTCGGTGTCCGCAAAAGCCACTGGGTTTTATGGGTACGATAATCAAGCACCCACCCCACCGTCTGGCGGGAAAGTTTTTGTTACATCAGATGGTCATGGCTTTGTCACATCTCAAAATCACCTATTCATAACAAAGGGATAAATCATGGACGAATATAATAGCGAGTTTTCAGACGATCAGCTAACAGTAAAATTACGCATGGCGGATTCAAACATTTTTATGTGGAACACCCACAACCTACCAAATGGAAGTGTCGGTGCAATCGGTTCGTTCTTGGAGGACGTGACTGGTTCTGAACAGCACGTATCGCACACCGTTCAGGCTAACATCGACAAGCACGTAACGTGCAACCGTCACTTGGTGTTTGATGTAAGAACTCTTACGACAGCTGGTACGTTCCGTGTGTCTGGGTACAAGGTCGATGAGGCAGATGGTTCTGTTTCTCCGCACAACGAGGAAATTGCGATTGATGCAATTGGGTACTATCAGACAGACGCGAAATGGATGGGTGATGTATCAGTAATCGCAACTGACATGGGTGATATTCGCACCCACTTTAACTCCCTCACATATTATGATGCCTCGAACTTTGACTATGCTATAACATTTGCGCGTGGGTCTTGGACACCTGGACACGATTCGTGGTCTTGCAGAATAAAAATTCTGAAGGTTATGAATTCTGGTGAGGTCGTGGACTTATCACCTCAGTGGGACTTCAGTTCAAGCGACTCCATGCCACGGGCATACAAGGGAGTTCAAGGCAACTGCAAAGTTGCTATCTCCGAAGTGTTCCTTGGGTCTAAGAAGGAGGGGCTTATCCTCCTCATTGATAATATTTTAAACATAAAACAAGGTGGCGTTACACTGCAAGTCAAGGGCGTAGACCCTGACACAGGTGGACCGTTTGCGTATGGGCTGTAAGATAAGGAACTAGGGAGATTTTATGAAGTACTTAATGTGTGCCATTTTAACTATGCTTATTGCTGGGTGCGGGGTATCGCCAAAGGCACGGGTGCTTCGTGTCGAGATCTACACAGACCATGCGAAGATCACCGACATCTCAGTGCAGGCTCCGAGGGATTCCACTGGGGTAAAGGCTTCAGTTGTTCCGATCAAAGCCGAGGCTTCGGTAATCGAGGCGAAGTGTGGATGCGAAGAAGCATCCAACGCTCCACCCCCATTAAGCCCCTAGGATTGTTCCATCATTTCTGCCAGCGTAATTGTCCTCTTACCGAGGGCATTTATTTCGCCGTTCTTTTTGTGCCTCCAAACGGTGGGGGCGAATGTTTTTGCGAACAGTTTTTCTGGAACAATCTTCTGCACGTACCAGCCGAGGTCATCATACACCACCTTCTGAATGGCTGAGAAATATTTGGCATCATGAAACATGGAGCCAGACCCCTTGACATCTATAATAATTCTATTCACAGCATTCATATCAATAGACTTCTCGAATACCTTCGCAATCTCAGGTGCGTTTTCCTCGATGAGTCTATCAAAAGAGAAGGTGAAGTCGGGCGTGTAAACCAGCGGGTTAAGCAGGTGCTTCTCCACCATATTTATTTTCGTTTTAAGCTGAACCGCTTTCTTGTATGTCTGCTTCGGGCAGATCTCAAACTTGCATTCCTCATACTCCACATCATATACAAGCCCAGCCTCGTCAAGTTCCATCAGCCAGTCATAGAACATCTCCTCTTCTTTACTTCTGAATTTCATTTTCACTCCTTAATTTTCTCTCATACTCTCGCTCTACCATTCCAGCTGGAAGGTAAGACGTATCGTTTACGTTGCAGGAAATAAAGTAATACCTTTCCTTTCCACCAACCATAAGCACACCAGAAACCGTACCCCATTTAAGCACGGTTCCCATTGGAACTATTGATTCAGACTCACTCATTTGTTTCTCCCTTCTCTGAATTTATGACAAGCAGTTTGTCGGGACTTAACTTTCTGTAATCCGAATTGTGTTTTGCTACACCAACGAATACTGCAATACAGCCAGTCTTTTCGATACCAGTGCGGTCTCTTTACGTAAGCGCACTGACCGCAAGTTTTATCCGAATGCTTGTGTAAAAGCTCGGACTCATTAAACAGCTCGCTCATTTGTCTCTCCATGCCTTACAGCTTGGATAACATTTTTCGTCAAAACTCTTTCCAGTCATCAGCCTGTACTCATCATCGAACTCTTTCATTATCCGCACAGCAATGCCTTCGGTTGGCTTTTCACCCAGCAGTTCCTCCTGCTTATCATTAAGGCAGTGAGTGTACCAGACAGCCTTGTCATCTCCTTCCTTTATCATTGGCACAACAAAGAAGTACCCGCCACCGTCTGAGTTATCCGAAACCACAAGGACAGGTGCGCCATCGTCTCCATAAAATATAATACCGCCGTGAATGTATTCACACGTATTCGGCGTTGACCTTTGTTTTGCACCAACAAAATCATCCGAGTCGATGAACTCGAACTCCTTACCGCTTTGAAACTTTATCTTCATAACCCTCTCCTATAATTATTCTCGTATTTAATTTTTCTTGCTTCAAGATCCGATGCAAGAACCTCCATCTCTTTGTTCACGGCTGATGAGTAATGTGCTTTGCCGTGACACTCACGACACAAACCTATCAGGTTTTCAATCACGTCGAGCTTTTTGCTTCCGCCCATGCCTTTTGATCGGACATGATGGATGTCAACAACCGTTCGCCTCCCGCAATACTCACAAACAATTTGCAGATCTTCTGGAATATCAAAGAATTCCTTGTACACTTTTTTATTCTTAACCATCTAATTCAATCCCTATGTAAACCGAGTTATGCTTTGTCGATGAGTCTTCTTTCAGTCGGGCTTTGATTCCCTTTGAGATTTCTCTTAGAGGGATGCCGAACAGTTTCATTCGATACTGTTGCTTCGATCCGTCCTCTGATTCATCTGAGATTACCTGCCCGATATACGTCCGATCACCTCTCTTGTCTGATGGCACAAAGAGGCGACCGCAAATGTACGGTGCGTCGGGAATCTTTTCAGTAGGAATAAAATTCCCAACAAACCAGCACTCAGGGTTGTTCTCCCAAGCCACCGACGGCATTACATCGAGACGAAGCTGAGCGTCGGGCGTTCCGCCTTTGTGATTTCGGTAGTAATACAAAGCTCCAATCTTCCTGTACTCAGAAGACTGAGGAACCTCGTACCCTACGTTAGCGATTACAGTACCTTGATTCATCATCCATCCTCCTTTGCTTTTTCCAAGAAAATACCCTCGTACTTTAGGTATTCATCAAACGATAAGCTTATTGAGCATTGCGCAAAGTGTACCCTCGAAATTCTAAAGCTCTCAGCAAGATCATTCTTCTTTGACCTCCCGTAAGCCGCCCAATCTACATTTTTGAAAGCATCACACATCACTCATCCTCCTTAAATTCCATATCCACAAAGTGAAGAATGTCTCCATTGAAGGACATGATATCTTTTTTTACAGTCGGGAAAAACCACATAATAAAATCATCAGCGTTTAATCCGTCGTTGCTTGCGAGTCTTATTATCTCATGCCGTCCGCGCAACACCCTGCTTGGCACTGCGCCAGAAACAACCCCGCCATCATTCACCAAGGTTATTCCCTCAAGTCTGAGCTTACATCGAGCAAACTCAATCTGCTTACTTGCGTATGGCTTTCCGCTCCAGTACCTCATGCTAACAAGATCACCATCTTTGAAATGTTTCTTTGTGTTTGCCCGAATGGTGTGCGTCTTCATCCCATCCTTCATCGACTGAATGAAGTGCGTCGGATCTCCAGCCCGTGGGTGGGACTTTGGAAATGTTCTACTAAATAATAATGCTTTCATTTATTTGTTTCCTGCTCTAATTTTTTCCAGAATAATTTTCACGTCTCTCTTGCACCTTCGTATGGCTCGGATCTCTGCACTTATTTTTTTCTTGATAATCTCGTGCTGAAATTCTCTGGATGCAATGAGCAGGCTTACCCGCTCGTTCCACATATCTATTGCCGTGCAAAGGTCTTGTTCAATCTCGTTCATTTACTACCTCCTTCTCGCTTGATTCTCTTTTTCTTTTAGCACTGCTAATCATTCCCTTCTTTATCAGCTCGTAGCAAATCACCTTATCAATAATGCTTTGTGCCGAATCGGCAATCCACTTACTGAAGATCAGCACACAAAAAAGTGCTGTCAGATCAATGTAGATATTGTTAAAGCTTACCGACCTTGCCATGAACGCAATAATTGCGCACAGATTAAATATTATACTTCTAAGTTCCTTCCTTATATTCATCGTACTCTCCTTTTGTATATGCTTCAAACTCAACGTAATGCAAATGCTTTACGTCCAACCGATATGTCCAGAACACTTCATTGTCTTTATAACAAAACACAATTGGATACTTGTCAGGCTCCGTAAGCCTTGGTTCCATTTTGCCTTGTCTTTTGCATTCATCCGTAAGGTATGTATACTCCTCAACATTTCTGGCTATCACCGATAACGTCATTTACTTCTCCTTGCCTAGCTTCTTTCATTCCAACCTACACTAACCAACCAACTACTAATTTTAGTAGTAATTAGTAGCTGGTGGTAGTTGATTACTTTATTCTTTGAACCAAGATTTTTCCATCACGTAACTCGAAAGCCCACCGCTTCGGCGCGTACTTTTTGTTCAGCCGAAACAACAAGTTCTTTGCGATGTTATCATAATTATCCTCAGTGTGTTCGTAGACAACAATCTTGCCACCTTCATCGACTGATTTTAATTCAAGAATATGCTGATACTTATGTAGCTTTTTTCTTGCTGGAGTAATCTTTCCATTCATCATTGTGAACTCACTCATGCCTATAGCTCCTTTATTTTCTGTTTAAAAACATTACAACACCCACAGCCCAATCGTGCTGAGCAATACACTGAGCATTGAAATCACAAGACCGAGGATATAAACCCAACTTATCAGCTGGTATTTATTCACGAATCTTAGTGGTGTAAGAATCATCGCGAAGATTGTGAACATAAACAGCCCAAACCCGCTGACTATTATTTTTACATAAATCATATCCATCTTATTTTCCTTTGTTTTTATTTTTAATTCTAATGTATATCGTGACCTTACACATCAGGAGGATAAAAGAGACGCACAAAACCCCATCCATCACAACGTGTGAAACCGATGCGTGTTGGTAGCATTTGTACCCATTAACCTCCTCATACCAAGCCCGCGACATGGTAGCTGTCATGCCAAGCCTTGTATACTTGAACACTTTCTGTTTGATACTCATCATGCACTCCTTATTTATCTAATGCTTTGAACTGCTTGTACTGAGAAAGAGTCTTTCCGATCTTGGCGAGCTGGACGAATACGGCGTAAAGAATATCGATATCTTTCTTCGTAAAGGACACCGCCGAATACCCACACTTATTCTTTCCGCCAAGGAAAACGATTGTGAATCCGTCCGCCTTCTTCATCTTGGAGTAGAACGCAAGCTGTAGCATATACTGGATCTTCATTGTCTTTCCAGACTTCCAGTCCACGATGATGTTACCGCGCCTGTCACACGCTGGAGGTGTCGGAGACTTAACATTCTTCGCCTTGATTAGACCCTTGGCGAACAGGTCGAACCGACCAGCCACTTTGTGCCACACGCTCTTGACCAATCCCTCGATCTCGATAGGCTCGATGCCATAATCCTTGCAGTAGTTCACCACGCCGACTGGTGTGTCCTCTTCGATGATCCCTGTCTTGAGATAATCCTCGGCACTCTTGTGAATCGCCGTGCCTTTCTTTGTGACCCGATCCATCTTCTTCGCATATAGTTCATAAGACGGTTCAGCCATCCACTTCCAAAGGAACTCAGGAAGCACGAACTCCATTGTGTTCAGCAGACCAGAGATCTTTGTTGCGCGATTGTACTTCTCTCCATCGATCTCATAGTGAGCGGACGTTTGTGTCACGTTAATCTCGATCACAATAGATCCGATGTATCCTTTGTGATTATCATTCCATGTTCCATCGATAACATTCAGGTTCGTATCATATTCCGCATAGGAATAATCAACAACTTTTCCCTTCACATCCTCACCAGATTTCATTGCACCGATTACCGCTTCTCTTTCAGCTGAACCTTTTGGCAGATATCCGATGAACAACTTGCCGATCCATACCTGCACGGCATTTGCATCGTTATACATAGGGATTGTTGGGTGGATAAACGGAATGTGTTTAAACATTACCTCTGCATTTTTTGGACGCAGAGTCTTTATTTCATCATTTTCCTTTACTCGAAAGGTTATACCAGTTACTTTGCTTATTAACTTCATGGGGTTACTTCTCCTTGTTGTTTGTGATGCTTCCCCCTCTCTCTTAATTGAGGGAGGGGTTTTTAATTTACTATCTACTAAAATGGAATCTCGTCATCGTCTTCTTCAGGCACAGCACAATATGTTGTCCTTAATAGATTTACGAACGTTTCCTTATTCTTTCCGCTGTTGTTCCAAGCCACCGTTATCTCAGCCATGCGCACACCTTTTGCTTTCAGTGCATCACCAAGACCAGCCTCGGTAATTATCGAGCCGATGATATCCTTGTCACTCAAACCACTTCCTTTCTGCTCCTCATGATTCTTTGTGGACGACTTAATGAACGGCAGAAATTTCTCGACGGCGATCTTCAGGCACAGTTCGGCAAGCTTCTCAGACGAATCAACTTCTGGCGGTGCAGAATTTACGAGAGCAACTGCAAGCTTCAGAGACTCAAGCTCATTGTTTGCCCGATACCCTCCGCCCTTCGAGTACCCACCACCACCACCACCGTAACTTGACTTGGAGTATATCTCTGGGTTGTTTGCCTTCTTGATAGAGTAAAAGACATTGCCTTGATACTCTCCCTTTTCTCCGACCACGGTAAGCCCTTCCTTGATCTTCGTATAAGATTCGTTTCCGTAGATCTTACACGAGAACGAATCCTCAATACCGTCAACCGTTCCAGCACAGGGGATGGTGTAGCACTTGATTTCTTTTCCGTCTGCACCAGAGAACGAAGTGTCGAGGTGATTTCCAACAGTCTTTATCACCAATGTATGTTTTGTAGCCATTTTGTTTCTCCTTTATTTTAATTTTTTGTTCCTATTGCTTCTGCAATCATACCAACAACGAATGCGGTTATAATAATTGCTGGGATTATCCAGAACGGACACGTTACCCACAACCAAGACCAGTTGATTTCTTCCAGTAGTTTTAATACAACAAATACGATTCCCAATAAACCCAAGAACCCTATTCCTCTTGAACCATTTGACTTACTCACGTTACTCTCCTTGTTGTTGTTTTTTATTTGCTTTGTTGTCGAGTACTATACTCTTACCATTCTTTTTGTCAACCACTTCTTTTACTTTTTTTCCTACTATTTCTAGCACCATCTTTTTACACCTCCTCATCTCAAGAGTTGCGCTATGATATAGCATCGTTTTGCACGATGTCTTCTTAGATCCTTCAATCTTAAATCGAGACCGCAACCATTCAAGCGTGATGCCATTGCTCTCCTGATACTCTCTCAGCAGTTTGCACAATGCAATGACCGCGACCTTTTTGTGATACTCGCAATCATCGATGGTTTTTAAAACCTCCTTCTCTGCTTCATCGATAATATTAGAAAGGCACATTGTCTTCATCCTCCTCCTCGTTCCGCAACCCTTCCAGTCGGTGGTTCGTTGATCGAGACTGCGCGGTGCAGGAGAACTCATAATACTTTCCCTCCCACCCAAGCTCTGCGGAAAAACCACTGTCACCGTTTGAGTTTTTATTAAACCCAAGATGTTTTATATCTGGATAATCTTCATCATGGTTCAGCCCGACCGTCATTGTCGATGACTCCTCAATTGCTCCACTACCCTTGGCAGAATTCAAACCTGCTTCTTCCTTCCTTCCGATTTGGGAAACAATAATCACAACGCAATCCAATTCTTTTGCAAGAACCTTTGCACTAACTGCATTGTGTGTGATGCGGGTGTAGTCGGACACGTTCCCGTACCCCTCCTCCATCTTCATCAGCTGAATATAATCTATCACGATAATTCTTGCTCGTTCACCAGTGACCAATGGCAAAGCCCGCGCCTGCTTTCTGATATACTTTATGTCGGCAAGAGCATTGTCATCCACGTAGATGTGGTCAATAGCCCTCGTACACTGAGGCTCACCATTCATGATGGATTGTTTCAGCGCATCAAACTCAATCCTGTTTGATAAGATAAGATTTCTTTCCACCATTTTTCTTGCGGACAACTCAAGCGAGAACCACAGCACGGGATGCTCGTTGTACTCCTTCGCTATCAGCTGGGTGAATGCTGTCTTGCCTGCTCCTGTCGGGGCATTAACTACCAGCACATCACCACCGACGAGCGGACGAACTTCAAACGGCTGAAGAACAGGGAAGATTTCCTTCAAGTCCACTCCACCATTCTCCCAACTCTCGTAAGCAAACTTCAAATCAGCGAGTGCGGTCTGCGCGGTAACACACCCAATCCTCACACCCTTCATCCATCGAGGGGCAAGGTTTGCCAGAACACTTATCTCTGCTTGCGGGTCTAGGTCACGCTCGATCAGATGCTCATCGATCCAGTCGGCTACATCATACTTGTCTTCATACTCACCCTCTGGAAACATATCGAGAACTCTTATGCTTCTTGCGTTATCGG